AATGGTGGCACAAGCGCAGCCGAAGCAGCAGCGGAAGCGATTGACTTTTGAGCGTCCAAGATAATCTTAGCAATAGTCACCGCGTTTTCCGCAATCAACGCAACCTTTTGAACTGCCTTGTTTTTTTCTCCAAGCGATTTGATTAAACCAATAGCCGCGCCAAATGTTTGAAGGTATGCGTTTTGAATTTCCTCTTTTCTCTTTGCTTCGATTTCTGCAACCCTGATTCGTTCTTCGGATGCTGCTTTTTCAGCGTCTATTTGTCTTTGTCGGGCTTCGGCTGCCGTTGCTTCATCTTTTGCTTTTTGTTCGTTGTCTTTTTCCTTTTGCGTCTTTTGTCTTTCCGCTTCATTTTCTGCTTGCTTTGCAGCGAAGTCAGCGTCAATGGTTGCCTTCCGGTTGTTGTACTCTTCTTCAGTTATTAATTTCTGATTAAGGAATTCAAGTTGCTTGTCAATCTCTTGTTGATTCTGAACAGATAGTTCAAACTGCTTTCTGTCAAATTCGTTTTTGAATGCTTGCAGACGTTGCTGAATGATAAAGTCTTCAGAAATTTTCTGCTGCTCCGCAAGTTTTTGTTGATGCTCTTTTTCCTTGTCTTCACGTTTTTTACGTGCTTCTTCTTCCTTCGCTTGACGCTTTTTTTGTGCCTCGTCTAATTTTTCGCGTTCCTTTTTCGCTACTTCATCAGCTGCCTTTTGACGGTCTTCGCCAGCCTTGTTAATTTCTCGCGTCGCCTTTTCGCGATACTGGTTCAGGATTGACTGCTTTTCGGCTTCGCTTAATGTCTCATCCTTGTTAACCTCGACTACCTTCTTCTGATATTCAAGGTTCGCTTTGATTTTCCGCTGGGTGTATTCGTCGTACTTGTCTGCGTTTGCATCAAGAAAGGATTCCGTCTTTTTGATTTTCTTTTCCGTCTCTTCGATTAGCTTGTCCGTCTGACGTTGTGCTTCGCTTGTCACACCCAAGAAGTCAGTCACGGCGTTGATTATTCCCATGATTGTGTCACCAACTGCCGCAAGTCCGGGAACGAAATTCAGGACCACCTTTTTGACCTTGTCGAAGTTGGCTATCAACAAACCAACCGCCACCACGAGCGCACCGATTCCGGTAGATATAATCGCCTGACGAAGTGAGCCGAAAGCATTGCTTAATCCACCCTTGACAAACGTTGCAAGGTTCTTGAATGAGTCCCTTGCTTCAAGCACCGAGTTCAGTCCCTGACTCAAAGCGATTGCCCCTTGAACTTTCAAAAGTTGCTTTTCCAGTTCCTTGGATTCACTACCGAACAAGGCTTGCGCACCTTGAACCGCCGCGAATCCACCAGCTACACCCTGAAGAGCAGAACCGAAAGCCTTGAATTTAGCATCCGGATTGAACGCATCTGTGAACGCTTTCGCGTCACCGATTTCGTCTTTCAAATTTGCTACACGCTTCGCCGCTTCGACCGCCTCTTTCGATGTGTCGCCAAACTTTTGACGCATGGCAATAAGGTCAGCCGTCGCTTCACGAAGTTGCTTTTTTATCGAACCTACCGACTGGACGGCATCCGAGCCGTCAACCGTTATCTTTACTCCTACTTCTGTATTAGTTGCCATAGATTCTTAATTCAAAAGGTGTATTTAATAGAATGTCATCGCTCAAACTTCCACTTTTGTAGGTGAAAATTTGAAGGTTTGAAACGTCAACGATGTAGGTCTGAATGCTGACTTGGTCTGCATTAATGCCTGAATGATTCGCGAAGTTGCACCAAAAACCCATAGTCGGGTCAAAGATGTCGTCCACGCTTTCGATGTTGTATTGTCCAGTACTGACGTGGGTCAATGTCAATCCGACAAGATAGCCGCTATCCCGATAGGCATCGATGGTAGGCGCAGCACTTCCGGATTGTGTCATCGTTCCAATCAGAACCCGATATTCAGGTGTAGATGTCCATCCGCTGCCGTCGTATTCTAAAGACGAACCAGTTTGACCGCTGATGTCAATCCAAACCCCTTCGAATTCATCAAAGTATTTTATTATCATTAGTAGGTAGTATTAATTGCCCTCAATAGTTGAACCTCGCAAGTGTCGTCCGGCGCATAGTCAACAATCTTAATCAGTCGATAAAGCACGCCATCAAGCCAAATGAAGCGACCGAAGTCAAGGTTGAAAATGTCCTTCTCGTTCAACTTCATTTTGCAAGTCACCAGTCGTGAATCCTTGTCCGTGATTTCTGCAAAGTATGGTGAATAGTAAGTGTTGAAAAGGTTTGCCGATGGAACGTCGGTGGTCATATTAAAAAATACTTCTTTAGGCGCACCAAAATTTAAGTCGCTTGTAGGATTTGTCCAATCATTAAAATGACCAGCATATCCGTAAGAAGTAAGCGAAGTTGACAAGTTGGTATTCTCATTGTTTACCCTATTCTTAATAAACCATCCAGTCCTGCCAGTTATCTTTTTAGCTTGCATGATTCGAACGTTGTGTTCAATCATTTGTTCTACCCCGTTGTTCAGTTTGTAGATAGCTGGGAAAACCTTGTCGTTCCCTGAGTACCCAATCAAAGGAGATGCTGAAAAAATCACCTCCGTTGAATCTGTTTCCTTAGCGAATTCAAGCGCGTTGTCATATACTCGGTCTCCATAGCCTTCGTTATATTTCTTTTTGTATTCGTCGTTTAGGTAGTCGGAATCTGACTTGTATTTGAACTGGTAGTACCTCGCGTTTATTTCCGACATTGGCTTGATTTTTATCGGCTTGCTCCGGTCAATCTTGTCGCTCCAATCAAGGTATGTCGTTCGGTCTGTGTCGTAGAAATCCACATAGGGTTCAATGTTCAGGTGTTTTTCTTTGTACTTGTCTTCAGTCACCATCAGATTGAATGTCTTCAAGACTGAAGTAAAAAAGTCCTTTTGCAGAATGTTTGCCGGAAGTGTCCCATTGACGTAAAGAAAGTCATTATAACTTGCGGATGTTAACCTTTGATTTGTAACGCCAAAGCCAATACTTGATGTCGTTTCGCTTACAGACAATTCCAAAAATGTACCGACACCTGGTTCTCCAAAAATATCAACTAAATAAACCGCAAGCGCAAACTCATCGTTTGTATCAAAAACGGCTGGAATATTGAAAGGGCGTGAAATAAAATAAGGGGTAGACCTTGGATTCGTGCCGATGGGTACAAAACCAGATGTATCAAAAGCTAAAACGTCTGACTTCCATATTTCTTCAGGGGCAACGGTTGGTTTTTTAATCAAAGCGAACTGCACAAAAAATATGCTGAAAAGCCCATCGTCGGCTGGGTCATTACTATAAACTCGCGCCGTTCCGTTAACGAATAAACTAAACGCACCTTCAAGACGTGGCACTTTTGTGTATCGGTAAACTGGGTCAGGCAAAACTTGTTCAAAATCGTCACTTGCAACATTCGTTAAATTAATCAACGCCGGACTATCAAAACTACTGCCAACGCTTCCCATGCTTTTCGAAATCTTGCCTTGGAAAATATTGATTTTATTAAATGATAGTTTGTTCTGATTGTTTGGAATAATCAACCGCTTGAAGAACGAAGTATTGAAAAAGTCAGACGAATAAGTGTATCCGGCTTGTTCGATAATCTTTTCCATATACTGCTTGACAAAGAACGCTGGACGAAAAGCAGTGAAGTAGAAATTTTTCTTCGCCATGTCATCCATGTTTGGCGGAGATGTCGTTCCGTAGTCAATAAGTGGATAATAGTATCCAGTCCCACCGCTTGCGTTATCCCAACTTGCCGTGATGTTTGTGACGTTGTATTGGTGGTTGTATTCGCTGAAGTCAAGGTTTGTCAATTTACGCGCACCCATTGATGAGTAAAATCCACCAAGTTCACCAAATAAAGCGACTTCGTATTCAATCCATTCGCCGTCCACAATTACTTCCAGCAGACGCATGACGCCCTTCATCACTTGCAGTCCATTAATTTCAAGACGTGCTTTTGCTGACTTCGAAGCGTTAAAGTTATAGCCAACATTAGCACCGAAAGCACCAGTAAAATTTGAGTTTGAAAACTCAAAGATGTTGCCAAGTAGTTTGTTATTGTTCGCCGTACCCGGAAGGACAATGGTCTTGCTGAAGGATGTCGCTTTGCTATCCGTGTTCTGCAAGTCGTCAACCGCATAGGTTATCTGCTGGCTGAAGTCTTTGGTTATGTCAAGTTCTTGGTCTTCTATAAAGATTCGTGTCATCGTTGGAAGCCGTAGCGTTTTTGGTTCATGTTGATGGTGACTTCAAACACCTTCAGTTTGTTGTTCTGGTATTTGCTATACTCGTAGTTCGTTTCCACAATGCTGACCGGATAGTAGTCACCTTCGATTTCGGCGAACACTTGTGGCGTGTTAATCAGTTCCGCAAGCCATTGGTATTCGGCGTCAGTCGGGTAGTCCATTGTTAGTTTATACTGCCATTCAGATTTCGACCCGAAGTTCACCACGCTTTCGCGATAAACATTTCGCGAATCGTAGTAGCTGACCGATGAAGTTCCGAAGGTAAAGTCACGCCGTTCGAATTGCTTGCGCTCTACGTTCATATTCAATCGCGATGCAAGTCCGAAGCGAGCCGTGTCAAACATTCCGTACTGGTTCATGAAGTACAGATTCACGGTCGTGTATCGTGGGTCGCAAGTCAAGTACACGCGGAAGGTTTCCGTGTCGACGCTTGACTTCTGAAGATAAACGTCGTAGTATTTGACAGAATCGGTAACGATTGCCGAACCAGCGGAAGAGTTGACCGCTGCCGAACCGATGTCCATTTGAAGATATCCGGTCGTGATATTAGTCGTCGCCGTGACTTCGGTCGTGGCGATTAGGGCGTTCCCTTCGTTGTAGGTCTTGATGAATATCTTGTGAACTCCCGTTCCCTTGAAAGGAACGAGAATCTTTTCCCCAAGTTTTGCCGTTGCATATCTTGGTCGATTCGTCAGGAACTTTTGAGCGAATGCTGAAGTCGTTCCCTGAAAGCGATTGAAAAGCGAATTCGTGTAGTTGTAAGCCGTCACCGTTCCGGATGCAAGATTCAGGGTCGTCGTTCCGGTCAGTTCTTCACCGACCTTCACCGTGTACGCGATAGCCACTTCGCCCGATGTGTTCGGATGGTAGACCGCCATCGGGAGTGAACCAGTTGAAACCGGAGTAAACCACGCAAAGGTGATTTCGTTTCCGACCACCTTGCCAGCATTAAAATAGCCGCGTCCGTTCGTAGGTTCAGGGAATACCTTCGCCCGAATTAATTGCGTCGCCCCATTGTAAATGTCGAAGACATACTTGAAGTCGGTACTGCCTGAAAGTGTCGAGTGGGCAATGTGCCAAAGGTCGTCCTGAACGCTGACTTCTCCGGTTGGGTTTATTAAACTGCTTATGCTCATGATAGAATAACGATTGAAACCTTTTTCCCGATGGCGTCTGCAAGTTCTTGTTCGAATCCTTGCAGCGTTTTGTCGAGAACGGGTGTGATGAAATTACGTTTTTTAATACCGAACCTTTTGATATTATATATCAAGGTGTTCAATTTGGTATCTTCATCGCTGATTTTCTTGAACTTTTTTTCCGTCCTGACTGCTCCGTACTTCTTGACATCACGACTGCTGACTTTTGCCTTCGCGCTGGATAGCCACTTTTTAAGCGATGCCCGACCTTCCGCTGACATTCCGTAGTTCTTGAACTTGAAGGGAGAATCGGGGGCATTACGGCTTGATTTTACGCCCTTCACACCTCGGTCAACAAACTTGGCATAATACGGAAACTCGATGAATAGCGTGGCAGTTTCCGTCCCTTCTTCAAGGTAGAACGTCAGGTCGCGTTCGATGTTTCCGGACGCGATAATGTTTTTCTGATTGACTATCTTAATCCACTCGTCTTTGAATAGTTCGCCACGTTCAAAAAGAATGCGACCGATTTCTTCCTTGTCAATAAGCGAAAACCCTTCCGACCCAGTTGACTGGACGAATCCGTTCTCAATTACTACCTTTTGCCGTTGTGGTATGCTCTTAGCCATGTTTGTACTTTGCCATCATTTTTCGTTCGTGTTCCGCGTCCAATTCCCTTTTTAGTTTCAGGTATCGCAAGTCGTTCAGAAAGTTGATGGTCGTCAACTCCCACACTTCCGCTATACTGATGTTTTCAAATTCGCTGACCAGTTTGGCATTGTAAACCCATCCAAACTTTTGATAAAACTCTGAACCGCTTCCTTCTCCACCGTCTGCTCCTCCTCGAAAAAGGTCATCGAACTGACCAGTGATTCTCTGAAAACAAGATAAAAAAAAACCGCTGCTTGGTATGCGTGACCCATGTCCAGTTTAAGCATATCCTCCGCGATTTCATTATGTTCCCTTTCGCAAGGCACCAGTCCCTTCCACGTCAGTCGAACGGGTTGAGCCATTGTAGCCATAATCAGGTGAAGGTTCCCGATTATGTCAGTAGCGAAGGTCGCTGTTTCTACATATTTCCCAGCCGTTCGAATGTCGTAGACGAGTTTGTATAGTCGACCATTTGCCCACACGAAGTTCTTCGGCTTCGCCTTCTGCAAGTTAGAACCCACTAATTCCAACGAATTATTGATTCCCTTGCACATTTTATTGAAGGAACGCACCTTCATTCTGTTCACCTCGTGTTCGCTTTTGCCAGTCAGAATCTGAACGAGTTGCCCCGACTTTTCGACTTCATCGGTGTCCATCAGGCTGACCGCGTAGAGTTTCTGAAATGTTTCGACATTGATTCTCATAATGTAGTGTATAAAAGTTTTGGTTTTTTTACTCAAATGAATCGGTATACTCCGGCAAGTTTGTGGTCGTTTCGACATTTGACCGCCAAAGCTAAGGCGTTCACGCAGTCATCGTGAAAGCCAGTAGGCGCGTTGTAGCGCACACCGGTCGATGTGAACTGGTATTCAAAGACCCCAAGTTCGTCTTTTATTGCCCCTTCAGGATAGCCGACTTCGCCCTTGTGGATGGTGGACGCCAGCAGTTCCATCAGTTGCTGCTTAGTCGTCGATGTGTACTTGAACCCCTTCATGAACTGGAACCCCTTTTGCAGTTCTTCGGTGATAGCATCACCAACGCCAGTCGAGTCAATCAGAATCGGTCGGTTCCGGTCAAGCGTAAGAATGTGTTCCTTCGTCTGCTTCCAATCCTTTTGAAACCTATCTAACCGACACACGTCACCATTCGCATCCAGTCCAACGACCACCGTCCAGTCCACCGACTTCGCAAGGTCAATTCCGTAGAACATCGCCGGAAGTTTTGAAAGTGGTTTGACACATTTGTCAATGTGTTGACTTCCGAACGGATTCGCTGCGTTCTCCATAGCGTTCGCCATGTATTCCTGCTCGAAAACCGCTTCAGGTAGCTGACGCTTCGCTTCCATGATCTCGTCGCGGTCGA